AATCTTTCAACTTATCTTGAAAGATATCTCAAAAGATATTCTTTTTGTTTAAAAACCAAAAACATTTTTTTAATCTTTCAACTTATCTTGAAAGATATCTCAAAAGATATTCTTTTTGTTTAAGAACCAAAAACATTTTTTTAATCTTTCAACTTATCTTGAAAGATATCTCAAAAGATATTCTTTTTGTTTAAGAACCAAAAACATTTTTTTAATCTTTCAACTTATCTTGAAAGATATCTTCGTAATAAAAAACCCCGTGGAATCATGTTAGAGGTACAAAACATGACCCCATGGGGTTACTGTAATGAAAAATCTATCTATACAATACAATATATAAATTCAAAATCAAGAAAAAAAACAAAGACTTTCAATAGAAAGTCTTTGTTTAAAGAAAAAAGGGATATGAATTTTTATCAAGTTACTTGCTGCATAATTATTATAACACAAACAATTTAGTAATCAAGAAAAAAATCAAACAGCAACTGTCGTTGTTCGACATCTATGATGATACGGTGGAAACCCAACAGACGCTGATACCAATTGCGTTCCAGCTAATACGGAAGAATAAGATCCAGGTCTTCCTGTTCCGCGACCGGATGAATTAATCCGTGCAATAGTCCGTTCAGATTCATCCGGATATCGCACAAAAACACGTTCTGAATCTTCACTAATAAACGGAGCATGTTCCATAACGCTCCGTGGGTTATTATCACGCAAAATTCTATCTTGTAATGCCATAGCTCCGTCAACTGGAATTAATCTATTATGAAGCATCAAACATGTTTCCGTTGTCCGTTCATCCATAACCGCTTCTATTTTACAAAATTGAATCCCGGCTGATCGATATGAATATCCAACGGAGTATGATCGTGCCCGTGCAACGGCGTTTGAGGCCACGGTTTGCCAATAGCCCTTTTGTACATACCCATCTCTTATCTGTCGTTCAAGAGCTTTTGCAATGGTCTCACGGCCATATCCTTGAGCCAATCCATGCTCAATAATTTTTCTTGCTTGTTCTGATAAATTTGGGGCAATATTTCCATAACGGTCCTTGATCCAAAATGGTTGATGTCGAACCATATCAATTGCAACCTTATCAGGAATATTAAATCCTGCTGCTAATCTCCCACGGGTATCGGGAATTCTTGTCATTCTACCAGATACTTTAGACATTATTTTATTAAGCGCATTTCCAAGATTTATTTGTTGAGCCCTAAGATATATTCCACGTGGATTACTTACTGTTGCTATGATTCTTTGTTGTGCTATTCTGAATTTTTGTCTGTCATCAAAATCAAAATTTATCCACTCAGAAAGTTCTTCAATAATATGATCCGCTTCACCAATTGAAGAACCAATCATTTGTCGTGCAAGTTGTTTTGTCCACGAATCAAACGCATCAACGCTTAATGGATCTGGTGTATCTTTTATTACACGATATCTTGATTTCCAAACAGAATTATTGCCTTGATCAAATCCAGATAATTGACCTATAAGTATTGGATTCCGATACAAATCAAATAATTCTATTATTTCTCTTTCAATATTTTTATCAGTTGTTCTTTGTATTTTATTGATATTATTATTATTTTGATCATATGAAATCAAAATAAATGAATTAAACAAACCATTGTTTGAAAAATAACTTTTTGTTATTCTTACGGGTGAAATCAAAAAATATTCTTCATTAAGTATTTGTTGAAGTTTCATTTTTTGTTATTGTTTTTTTTTATAAAAATCATCCAAATTATTTAATACAATCTTGCTTTGCTCTGTACTAAATATTGGAATTAGTTCTCTGCATATACTTATAAATGTTGACAAATTTTCTTTGTTGTATTCACAGATGCATTTTAAATCCTCTGTTGAATCTTGTGGAATACCACTTTCTGTATCTCGTATGCCAGCCATAATATATGATATTGATCCATAATCACGAACACCGATAACAAATTGTTTTGTTTTTCTTGTAAGATATATTTTATTTTGTATTGTATCACTGCGATAAAGTATTGTTTCTTTGTATGGTTTGTATGGTTTTTTATTTGTTTTCATCATGAGATCCAAATATGTTATTATTGAATTTAATATCAATCTCACCAACAAATGGAACAACTGTTGTTTGTTTTAAAATTGCGGAATTTTTACCATATCCATCTATAAAACTATGATTATTTATAGATAATACTACTTGACCAATGACAATATATAAAATTGTACCAGTCGTACTCGATGCATATACACCATCTAAACAATCACGAAGATAACGAGGTGTCACTGGTTCGTATCTTGTTATCTTTGTCTTTGTTGTTAAATTTGATTCTTTGGTTTTATCCATTTTTTTATCCTTTTTTTATCAATAATGCCTAACTTCCCAATGACAAACATTTCTGCCACTAAAAATTCCAACTAATATTTCATAACATGAAAATTCTATTGTTGAATATGGGTATTCTTTGAATAATAATAATAAATCATCAAGACTTTGTTTATTAAAATTGGCTTGTATTATCGAAGGTATTCTATTGCTAAATATAGATTTTCTTTCTTGTTTGAATGCAACTCTCATATGAGTACGTTTTGTTGTGTATTCTAACCCATAACCCCATGGGTATTCTGTTATTTCACCTTGAAAAATTATATATTGATCTTGGCTTGCTTCAAAAAATAAAACAGGATATTTCGTTGTATTGATATTGTCTATGATTTCAATTGCTTCTTCAGGCGTTTTATGATGGTAATATGGAAGCCCAGGTTTTCCTATATACCGAATACCAATCAATCCATCAAATCCATCATCAACGGATTTTAACAGATCTTCCTTTGTGTGCCATACTTGAAGTCTATTTCCAAGCTTGTTTTCATAAAACAATTTGAGCATATGTTTTTTTGATCTTATGTTCATTTATTTATTCTTTTTTGTATTATATTAAAAACTTCTGTATCTCTTTCTATGCAAACAAATTTCCGACAAAGCTCAGAACAAACAACAGCGGTTGTTCCTGATCCAGCCATTGGATCAATAACAATATCACCTAAATTGCTACTAGTTTCTACTAAAACCTGAATAAGTTTTTCTGGTTTTTGTGCAGAAACAAGTAGATTGCTATTTTTGTGTTGATTTCTGAATATTTCATTAATATCAGTAAATACATTACTACGCCGCATTCTATCACTTTTAGGTTTATATTTTTGTTTTTCTAATCGCTTTTTCCATTCATCACTACGCTCATTATTGAGTAATGGAATATTAAAACAGTTTGGTTTTTTATCATCATAAACAAACATTGCTATTTCTTCGCGTGCGTACATATAATTATATTTCGCACCATACCCACGCCGCTTTTTCCATGTCAGAAAATTGTGTATTCTAAAATCTGATTCAAACTCTATTCTTGATAAAAACTCAAAAAATGGTCTATTTCTATATGTTCCAATTCCACCAAAACAATAAACTGTTGCACCTTTTTTTGCGTATTTAGAAATCCAATAAAACAATCTAATTAATTCATTGACTAATTCTTTTGGGCTTATTCTATCATATGAATCACTAACTATTCTACCATAAGGTGGATCAACAATAAATAAATTAACTTCTCCAAATAATTCTTTTATTTTTACATCTTTATAATCTCCGTTTATTAAGTAACTCATGATTTACTCATTTATTGTATTTATTTCTGGAAATTCAAACAATTGATTCATTGTATCCTGTGAAACTCTTATGGTTTCAGTCTGTGGTTCTTTTTTGTTATCATCAAAAACAAATGAATCCATGTTATCGCCAATATGAGATTTGTTATTGTTTTTTGTATAACTTTTACTAAATTCCTGTAATTCGTCAAATTTTGCTATCTTACTTAATCGTTCTGAAAAATCTTGATTAGTTTGAGAGCTTACCAAGTACCCAGCAAGAGCATATTTTAATGGAACCTTTGACCAATCATTATCAAATTTTGGTAATTCAATATCTAGTAATCCACTTAAAATAACCCGTGCTTCATCCGGGGTAATCACGGTTTCAACTAATTTTACAATATGCTCAATGACTTGATCTGTTTTATCAATCTTTGGTCCGTTTGATTTAAATTTCCACAACCAAATATCTAACTCTGGAAGCAATTGTGAATTTATTTGAAAATCAAAATCATTTCTTTCTAGCGCAAAAACCATTTTTTCAGCATATTCAAGTGCAGCATTTGCAGTTGCTCGATTAAAATCCTTTGTGTCTCCGCGCAATAACGGAGCAACCCGAAATGATTGTCCGATTTTATGACGGTTTGCCTCATCATATTTACCCCAAATTTGATCTTGGAATATTGCTTCCGTTAATGGAATTAGCTCTATTCTAACTGAATTTTGTCCAGACTGACCTTGAATAGGTAACGCATTTTTTATCGGTTCGGCTTCAAGTATCAATATTTTATGAAAATTTTCTTTCCCTTTTATGTGATGTCTAATAATTTTTTCAAGACTACTTTTTGATTTTTTAGCTAATGTTCCACCGGAAACCAAAACAGCCAATGGTGGAATAGCCTTGTTATCAAAAAACATTAAATTAATTTCTTCAACTTCTCTTGAACCGATAACGGACAAAACATTTCCGGACCAACGGCATAACCCATAAATATCACTTTCCGGAATATCAAACTTAAACCACATAATTTCAGTGGCCTCAAACGAATCTTTGCCTTCTTTTTTTAGTAATTCATTTCTATCTTTATAAAATTTTCCCGTTTGAGCAGACATTACACGAGGATCACAAAATTCTTTAAAATATATTTCTCTTCCTTCATGAACTTGAACAAATTTTCGGAACCTTCTGTTTTCTGTTTCATACTCCCATTTTATATCAGAAATTTGAACACGAGTCTGGATTGTAATTGGCTCCATTTCTGGCAATGCTCGAAATGTCCACGATGGACCGTGTTTTATTTTTCTAGGTTCACCACGAATATTTCTACGAATCTCCCACGCTGCATACCCTACAGATTCTTGATCAATTCCAAGTTTTTTGCGCAATCTGGAAAATGAAATACCTTCGGCTGCATTATTGAAAAAATATTTTAATTTAGCTCTTTCTCTAATCATTTGAAGCTTTAATGCTTCTATTCGTTGATTTACTTCATCATTTGTTGGTTCAATAAAATCATTTATCTCATCATTGTTTAATTTAGATCTATATTCTATTTCCCACTCGCGCTCAAGAATAATTTGTTGTTTTATTGTATCAAAAATGCTTTCATTGTCTAAATCTATTCTCGGAATAAACTCATGACCAGTGCAATGAATGTTTGTAACCATTGTTTCGATTGATTGACGCAATGCATTGGAAACGGAAACAAGTCGAACAAGTTTTAATGGATCAAGCGGCGGTTCTATTGCACCGGCATTCTCAAATGCTTTACTCATTGATTGAGAAATGTCTAATAAATTTGAGCTATTTATTACAGAATTTTCCCCAGAAAGAATTTTATCTTTTTTAAGTTTTTTATTATTATTTTTTTTCATCTAAAATCTCTTAATAAAACAACAAAAAATAATCAATCTGTTGTTATTGCCACGCCCTAACTTCAACCGAATCTCCGGTTCCACCAATAATAGCGATTCTAGAATAACCATTTACTTCCATTTCTATTTGTATTTCATTTGTACCACCGCTAGCATCAACCGCCCCAGCAATAACTGGATCTCCACCAGAGTCATTGTAAAATGAAAATTCCAATGGGTTTGATCCATCAATATATCGAACATTGATATATTTTGCAATAAACCCAAAATGAATAATTTCTCCTGGCGACGCTTTGCCATTAACTACTTCTCTGTAAACCATTATATTTCTCCTAATTTTTGTTTTAATTCATATTCACACTTTTCTAATTTGATTCTTGATTTAAGATCACTGGGTAATATATTAACAATTTCATCAAACCGTTGTTTGTTACCGTTCTTTATTGCACTATGTAATTCAGTAACAAAAAATTTTGCTATTTCTATTGCTAATATTTCAAAACTCATTTTTTTGACCTAAAACACATATTTGTTTAATTGTATTAATTATTGATTTGGTATTAATATTTAAATCAATACCAATGTCATCAATAAATTCATATGTTAATTGCAAAGAATCAGTCAAATCAAGACACCATGCATTAAATTCAACAGGAAGTCTTTTTGTGTTCCTCCATTCACGAAGTATTGAATCACCAATAATTATCAAATCTCTAGTTGTTTCTAAATAATAAACAGCAGATTCGACTGATTTTATCAATTCTCTATATCTACCAATATAATACTGAGAACTTTTTTCTGGAGAACATAAATCAGAATGTATATTTTGATTCAAACAAGCTAATCTAATCACCTTGTCTTGTGCTGCTTCTTTGACAACATCTTGTTGTGCTTTGTTTAATGATTTAGAAATCATTTCACTAACATGCAAATCCGTATACGCAACAGTTTTTGCAACAGTTGCTAGCAACGCATTACCGGTACCCCATGGGGTTTGTGTGCCGCATGATATCAATATACCGGTCAAAAATATAACCAAAACCACAAATACTGAATCTGTTTTTTGTTTCATTTTTTTATCCTGTGTGGTATATCCTCATGTGATATTGTTTCATTATTTAATATTTTTATTGGAAGTTCTTTGATTTTTGTACAATTTTCACATAAGAATTTAAATCTGTTAACTTTTTTCCAATTTTCCGGCGGAAAAAATTCAATACTTCCATTGTTATAATATTCAATTTTTCCATTTCTGGTTGCTTTACCACATTCATCACAAAGCATCATATCGCATTTAACAACAGCAATAATCTCAACAATCAATGGAGCATCTCCTGTTTGGTTGTTTTTTTAATAAATTTATTTTCTCTTTGTACTTGCTTCAAATTATTTATTATTACCTGTAATCCATAAATCAATCCATTTGCCGTTTCAATATCTTCTATCTTGATACGAGCAATCAATTTTTTATCACAATCATAAATTTGTCCATTCATGTATTGTGGAATATTTCTTACACAACCATCTAATATAATTATTTCATTTTTGATCTCATCACTGTCTTGGTTATCAAAACCTAGCGTAATAAATTGATCTTTGTTTAATGCAAGTTTTTTTGGCATTATTAAATTCCTCTTATTTGTTGTATTTGTGTATGCATCAAGTTGTGTTTATATACAAATATTCTGCTCATTGTTTGTGGACCTGGTATTCCATCAACTTTTATTTGATCTTTTTTGTTTCTAACATTCCAAGAAATTTGAAAATTTCTAACCGCTTGTTTTGTTGCAGAACCAAAAATCCCATTAATATGTCTAGAATTTAATAACCCAAGTTTTACTAATTGTTTTTGTATTTTATAATTAAAATCCACAGGTCTATATGAATGATCAAACTCATCTTGTGTTTCAGAACAAGTTTGAATATCAAATAATTGCTTTAATTCATCTTTATCAACCGTTGTATCTGTATCAAAACTTTGATTATTCTGATCTTGAAACGCTTGTATCCATTCAATGTTTGACATTTTTTCAAAACCAAAAACATCTTTTGTTAAAATATCAAATGGAAACAATGGACCTGGATCAAACTTCTTTTTACTCCAATCTGTATGAGAAGTCACACGTTCTATTGAAAATTTTTCTTTACCTATTGCACTAATAACCAATCGCATAAGTTTGAATGTTGTTATTATCTGTCTTTCATCATATGGCTGAAAGTACCTTTTGCCACGAAATTTTTTACTTATTTTTATTGGTTTATATGGTAGTTTGTATAAACCATTCCACCAATAATACTTTCCGTTTCTGTAATCCAACCATGTTGTATTTATTAATTCAATCGCAATTGAATCTCTGTTCCGTTGATAACAGTGCCACGCACCATCGGTTAGCGGAATTAAAACCCATGGGGTACCGTCGTGCTCAACAACAAAATGAGATGAGCCACCGCGTAATCTAATTGCTCCGTCTCTGTCTTCTCTTGCCAAACCAGAAAACCATGTTAATACTGGCTTTATACTAACACCTCCGGTTGCGTGAAGAACAAACCAATTTCTATTTTGATTTTTTACGGCATCAATATATTTTTTTGGAGTGGGATAATAAGGAGAAAGTCGACCATTGAACATTTTATGAATTTTTCCATGTGAGATTTGAAAAATCAAATCAACAACATAGTTTGATTCGTGTTTTGATAAAATTGTTTCTCCGATTATCGGCCAATAATCGTCTAATATTTTTATATTAGATTCAAGATTATCAAAACACTTTTCACAAAATTCTTTTTGTTTCATTATCTCTTTCTCCTTATTACCTATAAGGTAGGAAGTGAGCAGATTAAAATATATTTTGCGATATGTTATGTGAAATGAATTCTAATCATGTTTTGTGTTCCAATTTACTACACCTGCCGCAGCAACGGTTACGACAAACTGTGATGCGGTTTTGTCCGATGCATCATTTTTTACGTACGGTGCAGGATTTCCGGACCCTGTATCTTCACCACTTACTTGAATTGTGTAGTTGGTGTCAGCATACGCCGTTGGCAACGTGATTGTGACATCACCGGCGCCGCCAGCGGTTTCACGTCCGTGTTGCTCGCTATCTTCAATGGCTTCAACATCCGTTTTTATTTGATCCAAAAGTTCTTCAAGGGTTGCATCACTTTTGTTTCGATTCCCAGGATTCAAATTTTGTCCGCCATCGAATGACGGAATAGTTGAAATAGTCATTTGGAATTCTCCGTTCTATTTGTAATTATTGATTAAATACATTTCTATTGTTTGATAATAGCATTGTTTGTAAATAATTTCAAATAGTTTTTTTGTTTTTTCTTGAGATAAATAAGACACCAAAACATTCATGACTATTTTGGTGTCTTATTTGTTTTTTTGGCTTTAAAAAAAATTAATCATTTATCGTACAAAATAACTTATGTGTAAAACTGACTAGTTAATCTTCGATACAAACTAGACATTTCGGACGGCAATGCGGTTTCTCCGTTTGTAATCCATTGGTATTGGTCGCGATCAAATCTACTCGTTTCTCAAGTATTTTATTTTGTTCTATTAATTCTTGTTTACTCAAACCAAAATAATCATAATTATTATTATCTTTTTTATTTACTGTTGTTTTTTTACGCTTTTGACTAAAAATTTGATTAATATCCATAGAATCTCTACTGATTTGACGTTTTAATTCAGAAAAATTAACTTCACATTTTTGAAACCTACCATATTCATCAATATAAAAAACATTACCATTGTGATCAGTATATCTATTATCTCCAATAACCACATAATAATCATCATGTCTTTTATTTGTCATTATTTTATCCTTGTTTTTATTGTTTTTTTCTTAAATCTTTTTTTTTGAACCATTGTTTATTATTTCATTGAATTTATGAGCAATAGAAATCTTGTTTCTTTTAATTCGATCCAATGCGGCATAACGCAATGCATTTATTGTATTAAGGCTTTCTTTATTTTTTAATTGCTCTTTTAATTTATCATATCTTTTATTTATAAAATCTATACAATTAAAATTTTTACATGTATTTGGGCGCTTATCATATATAGAACAACCATCATATTTTAAATATATACACGATCCAGATTCTTTCTTTTTTACATATATGCCATCAAGTTTATTATATGTATCATATTTACTAGGATCATCACTTGGCAAAAGATTTACAACAAACAAATCTAATTGACAACAAATCCGACAAGTGCCACATGGATTTCTTTGTTTCTTTATTTTCTTTTTTTTCTTCATTTCTAATCATCCTTTATCAATTTATTTTTACTCGTATTCGTTGTTGTTTTTTTTCCGATATTAAATAGAGGATCAATATATTGATCCGGAATTTTATTAAGTGCTTTTAAGTTATTGCCTTAAATTATAGATATTTTTGGCATGACACTTTTGTGTTACTCATAAAAATCAGTATCAGTATCTTTTTCAAAGCCATGAAAATGATAATGCGGGTCCATTGATCCAGAGACAACACATGTTTTGGATTCATTAGTTAGATGTTATTTTATCACACTTTGAATCCATAAAAATTATACATTGGTTGCATTTGTCCATGAACAATACATTTTTTTTCTTCATTACTTTCTGTGTCTACAACAGTTACTTCGCACAATTCACCACTTGTTGCAATTGGCATATTGTTTGATAACGCATCATAATTTTTTGCCCATTTCAATGCGGCATCAATAAATGAATGCGATTCAACAGTAAACCAGGTGTTATCAGATTGTGCAATTACTTTAAATGTTCTTACTTTGTGAAGTATCATCTTTTTATCCTTTCTAAAGTGGTCAAAAACCACCAAATCAACCAGAGTCCTATTTCAACAATAATGCTTTTTTGGTAATAATATTATTATTAATATCTCTATTCATATCCATTACAGCAAACGCAACCATTGATTCAAAATTATTACTATCAACATCCAAGTAACCCCCATGGGGGTAGTTGATTGACCGTGACGCTGAAATAAGTGCACCATATCCATCTTTATTGAAGAAATTCATCAAATCTTTTCCGGTTGCACCTTGAGCACCGTACCCCGGTACCAAAAAAAATGATTTCGGCATTATTTTCCTAAGCGATTTCGCACACACCGGATGAGTTCCTCCGACAACAGCACCAACGGAAGAATAACCGTTATTACCAACACAATCTTTTCCTAAAAAATTAACACGTTGCGCAATATGCTCATACAACATAAGATCATCTGATTCTTCGGTACAAACAAAACAATCTTGTATTTCACGCGATGAAGGGTTTGATGACTTTACCAGAACAAAAATACCTTTATTGTATTCTTTAACATTGTCAATAAACGGAATAATTCCATCTGATCCTAAATATGGATTTACGGTAATTGCATCCAAATCAAAAACAGATTCATTGCTACCATCAATTTCAACACGGCCCAAATAACTATCCGCATAAGCATGAGCTGTATTTCCAATATCATTACGTTTAACATCTCCAATAACAATCAAACCTTTTGATTTAGCATATTGAACTGTTTCTAAGAAAGCTCTGACACCAAAAACACCATATCGTTCATAAAACGCAATTTGTGGTTTTACCGCCGGCACTATTGGTGCAACAATATCAATGATCGTTCTATTGAATTGATATATAATATCAGAAATTTCATCAAATTTATTAATATAAAAATCTTGTTTTCTATCATAAAAATACTTTGGTATCTTCCTGTGATCTGGATCTAACCCAACAACAATGTAACTTTTCTTTTTATCAATTGCATCAATCAATCTATCTGCAAAATTCATTTTTTATCATCCTTTCTTTGAAAATAGTCCCAATGTCTTACCAAAAACACCATCATTAGATTTTTTTTCTTTTTTTGATAAAAATTCTAATACAATTTTTCCATTATTTATTATGGTCTCAACAACCATTGAATCATAATCATAATTGTCTCTTATAATAACTTCACTTATAATCTTTTCAATATGTTCATTGGAAAATGATTGTATTCCATACTTAAAGAATAATACATTTAATTCATTAACACATTGATTGATATCATAATCTTTTCCTATTACTTTATTTTCATCTAATAGCTCAGATCTACCAATCATGAATACGAATTTTGGCATATATTTATAACGAAACAAATATTGCCATACAAGATTACATGTAGAAAATTCAGTTGATCTAATACCATAAATCGTATCTCTTGTTACAATATGCGATTCTTGATCACCTAAATATTTTAATACAAAATTATCAGTATGTGTTATCCAAATGACTTTATGATATCTATTCTTTAATGAAAGCAAAGATTCAATATTTTTTGGAATAAACCCAATAAGATATACAATTGTATTATCAAAATCAACTTTGGTCTTATTACTATCAAACAAATCATAATAAAAACTAGATGATTTAAATTCATATGATTTTATACATTTATCATCACCAAGAGCTTTATTGAGTATAAAACTTTTGATAATATTGATTGATATTTTCTTATCTAAAGTCGATTCATCACAAAGTATAATAATATCTTTTTTTTCTTGTTCCATTTTTATTATCCAAACTTTATAGTACCATTTGAATAAAGTTTTGTTTGTAAACAAACAATATCTCGTGGTGATATTTTCTGGCAAGCATTATATTCAATTTCAATATGATCATATATTTTTCCACACAATTCTATATCAAAATTTGAATTAACACTAATAATATCAATATCACCACGTTTATGATAATTTATTATATATGATTTACGATCAATCTCTCCCATTGTTTTTGTTGACAACACAAACAAAGCTTTTTTGCCTTGTTTTGCAACATCAACACATCTTTCAAACTGTTTTTCGGTATCCATTTTATCTATCTCCTTTTTTTTTGTACACCGTAACAAATTTACAAACGAAACAAGAAACCAAACAAAATTAAGCATAAATAATCCTGGTATTTTCAAAAATAAACCAACAATCATCAATAATTCAGAACCATAAAGATTTAATACATCATACATAAAATTTGAAAACTTATTTTTGAATACATATGCTATAAGCAATATAATACAACCAATATTCATACAAATATCTTTAAGTATAAAAATATCAATTGAATATTGCATAATAAATAATTCCAACAAGCTTTACAATTGGAACGATAAGACTAAACATAATAATAACCATCAATGAAACAATTGTAATAATTAAAAACCACATAATAACTATCTCCTTTGTTTTGTATGTTTCATTGTTTTTTTTATAATTCAACATATTTACAATTGTAATGATTAGTGACTACATATACTAAAAACTTCCATTGTATCAAAAATTACACAAGTACTTGAACAATAATAAGCAATAGAATCAATGGCCGGAAAAGTACTTCCTAATATTTGAGATCTCATCATCTTCTTCATAATCCTCTTCCTGTTCCTCGCTTTCTTCTTCAATATCATACTCCTTTTCTTCTTCTTCCTTAGCATTATCAATCTCCTTTCCAAGACAATAATCAATTGCTAATTGCAATGAATAAATCAATGCATCAACCAAATCATCATGAGCGCAGAGAGGAAAATCACATAATTGATCAACAAGATTTTCCTCTTCCCGTAATTCGATATTTTTATCAGGATTCATTGCTGGATTAAATAAAACTCTATCCGGTTCCTCAATTAACGGAGTAACTGTTGTAAGTCTAATTCTCTTTGGTAGATTCTTTGTCTTCATCTGTACAATATTTGGCATTATTAATCCAGACCTGCGATCAGTCAAAAACTGTGGCAATGCCGCTTGATACTGAACTGTTTCAATGCCTATAAATTCAGGAGACCAAATACGAGCGCCACGTTTTACAGCCTCAACTTGATCCAAAAACGTATACCTTGAATTATGTGCTTCAAGCACATAAATTCTTCCGGTTTCAAGGTTTAAACCGATAGTAACCCAGGCAAAATAATCATCACCTTCACCGGTCGATAAATCATAAGCTGTGAATTTGATTAAATTATCATAATTTGGTTTGATTGTCCAGTATTTTATCCATTCTTTTCTAACAACAACAACATCACCGGACAATGCTTTAAGCCGAAAACCACGATCATATTCTTCTGTACCAATCTGTCGCTTTTTTTGTTGAAGCGCTTCCCGTGTCCATTTTTCCGGCCACGGAGAATTGTAATCATTATCAACGGATTGACTCAAAACTTGATACTCTGGATTCCGCTCTATGTCATGTGTAAGATCATCTTTGTGCCACGGGGTTGCAATATAAACCACGCGACCCCCGGGTTCTAATAAATTCAACCAGTCCGACTTCCATGCAATCTTAATAGTCTTCCGAAGTTTTGGTAATTCCAAAGCATTCCGTCTTCCCACGGGGTCGTCTGCTTTTATCCGGTCCGCACGACCTCCGGTTACCGCTGTCTGAATACCGGTAGCTTCAATCGATGCATCCGGTGAGATCAACAACCGCTCAATCATGATTTTTGATTTCGTCCAATCACCCTTTTTTGCCGGTTTTAAATGAGGAAATACATTTCTTACTTTTGGATTTTTTTCTATATGTTGCGAAATTGTTTGTAACCTTTCACGAGCACGATTAGATGATTCGCACACTAATTTAATCCGAAGATTCGGATCATTACCTAATTCCCAAATTGTGTGAATAATCATCTGAGAAGTGTTATGAGTAATAAACCCATGGGCTACAAAATTATGATGCTCTTTTACTTCAATCGAATACGTTTCTTTTTGTCCGGCATCAACTATTTCTACTATTTTATCCCAAAAAATATGCGAATCTAACATCGTAAATAAATCAATATTGTAATCATCTGCAATTGCAAGTTTTCTAAGTTTTGTTCTTGTAAGATTTTTTGATCCATCAATACGAATACCACGTTTTTTTAAATAACTATATGAATTTTTTACAAATGGTCTCCAAACCACCTCCGGTATCAAATCAAGTTTTCCACCACACTCATTGCCAACTTCATATTTTTCAACGACCTCTTTGGCTTCATTATACTTCCTTCCAATACGCAAAACTTTTCTAAAAAAAACATCCATATATTGACCGCGAATCATCAATCTCCAAGACTTGTGTCTAGTACCTTTATATATTCCGTTCTTTCGCACTAAAACAGAAACTACACCAATTCGAGCAAGCATATCTTGTATTGTTATTAACAAATCTTTGTTAACAGAATTGTACTCAAATGATCCACCGCGCAACGGATTAACCGTTCCGTCCGTATCGAAATACCCATGTAGAAATCCTAGCCGCGCTGAATGCCCGCCAGTAAGCACTTGAACCGGTACGTGTTTTTCGTACTCACCTCTACCTAATAAATCAAGATCTCTAAGCCAGTCACGAGGTCCATAATCTCCACACATAATTGTTTTTGATATTCCATATGCACATTTTGTATTTTTTATAAGCTTTATATTCCAATTATTTTTATCACAAAACGATGTCATTAAACTAATTATATGATCTTCTGGGTTTGAAAATCCTGCTGATTTAGTAACGCATCCATCACCAACAATTACACCAGCAGCATAACCTTCAAGTGCGGTCATGTTCCCTTCTACCGGAATGGAACATCCATTCATTATTCCAATACGATCACCAACTTCAAGCTCGTCTGCTTCAACCCACTCAAGATCCTTAAGATATGGATGATTCCGTGTTGTCGTAAGTTCCCGTCCGGATTCAGTTTTTATCGTAATACATCTCCTTAATCCATTTGGTTGAGACGGAGACGAATATGCTCTAACAATCTTCATCGTCCGACAATCCACCGCTAAAAGATATCCTCCTTTCCAATTTTTTATCTTAATATATTCTCCGTTCTCAGAAACGAGTAAAGTGGTACCACATGGGCATTTACCATGATCCCTTGGGAATTTATAAATCAAAAAATTATAATTATCATCAAGAGCTTTTCTTTGAAAGTCCTTGTGTATTTCTGCTTGTTTAAATGATTTACCATCGGGATCAATGAATGCATATTCTGCAAAAACATTAGGATCATCACGTGCTTTTCGGATAATAGAAACATGTTTTGCGCGCACTCGCTTTTCAAGAGATTTTCGTTTAATTTCATCCTTGCTATTATCAAATGAAACTATATCAAAATGCTCCGGATAATCTTCCGGGCGCACATATTTTGGTGGATCTTTTTTGTTCATTTTTTGTGGTTTTGGGGTTGTGTTTTTTCGATGCTGTTCTATTTGCTTATCAAGATCATTAATGCAACCTAGTCGAACCTTTGGTCTGTTCGTTCCCTGAATTACTTTCGATGCTTGAACTATCTGTTTTATAAACGAATCGCGACGGCGCTTCCCCTGTTTCGACATAGTGATCAAGCTCCTCGATTGACCAACCAGAATATTCTTCTTCTAAATCATTGTTTTGAACAGTTTGTTCTTGAACAATCGTACCATTGATCTGAGCAATCAACATATGAAGACGAATAAGATCCTTCCACATATGTTCTTGTTCTAATGTACGCACCAATTCATATAATTTTCTTAAATGCATCGAACGCAAACTTGTTCGATGCAACGCATCATCTTCCGACCAAATATTTTGAACAAATTTAATATCCGATCGATAGACTTCCCATGGGAATTCTTGCCGTAACTGTTGATTAAATACCGCATTACAGCGTTTCATTAAATCCCTACCGAAATACCCTTGAAGCATATTCCGTTCAACAAGGCGTTTTCTAAGCAAACCAATAAGCTCATTTGATTTTGTTCCACTTTCACCTTGTTGTTTTAGTTTTTTATCAAGGGAAGCCAATTCATCGACAAGAGAAGAATATTCTTTCTCTGCTTCTGTTCTGTTATCGTTTACTTTTTTTACTGGCATTGTTATTCTCTTTTTATTTTTTTAATATCCAATTAATCTATAATTTGTTATCTTAATAGATTCATCACAAATATCACAACCATAAAATTTTCTACCTAATTGAATTGCCGCAACGCCTGTTGATCCGGAACCCATAAATGGATCGCAAACAATATCATTATTAATACTACTTTGATTTATCAATACCTTTAAAAGATCAATTGGTTTTTCGGTTGGATAACCTTTGTATATACGTTTGCACTCTAATATATCAGAAATACTCAAATCATTAAGTTTTCTTTTTCCTTTTTCAAAAAATAAAATAAATTCATACCTTGCTCTATAATGATAACCCATACCAATTTTCTTTTTGTCCCAAACAATCGGTTTCCAAAATTTAAAACCAACTTGCTCACCAATTGGTTTTATAAAAAACATTGTTTCTTGATCACAAAAAATATATAAATGTGAATTATTTTTTAGAACCCTATAAAATTCATTAAATAATTCTAAAAACCGACTATTTGGAAAAATCTTAAACCAATTATTTGATGAAGATTTACTATGTTTTAATCGTGTTGTGGTACCAATTTTTCTATATTTTTCAAGTGATTCATATGGTGGATCAGTAATAATTAAATCTATAGAATTATTTGGAATTGTTTTTAACCATTCAACCGCATCATTCTGTACAAAAAAGTATTCCATTTTACACGAACCTAACTTCATTTGGAATTAGGAATATTGCTTTTTTGTGTCGTTTTCTATTATCGCCCTCCGTTACATCAAGTAATTTCAATGGTTCACCGCATCTAGGACAAACAGTGATTTCTCTACTAATAAAAACTGGCTTATGTTTAGATTTTGCCAACCAATTATTATCACACAATTTTGGCGATAATAACTCATTTTTTTTTCCATAAATTATACCAAGAATTCTATTTTCTGCCCTGCAATAAACAGAAACTTTTTCATTATCAGCCAATACACTTATATCTGTGACATGAATATTACTCATTTTTATCTCCTTTCTCTGTGGAAACATTTTTCTTTTCTTTGAAGAAATACAAATACATATTATTAAAAAAATCAAATTTACAAAATAAATTCGGAGAAACTCTGATTAAATCAATAAAAAAATTATTGAATAAAGAATTATAATTCTCAGATAACATCAATAAATTATCGCATTTTTTATATATTTCTTTATCATCTGCAAGCTTGGATGCCATCTTAATAAAATTAAGCATTCCTTTTGTAGCAATAACTCCACTAATGTATTGCTCGCATAACACCGGCAATGATGTCAGTAATAAACCAACTACATTATCATCCCAATGTTTTTTGTCTTGTTTTTTTTCTACCATGCGAATTGCCTATCAATGTTTGTTTTTGATGGAAATCTCCTAGTCGATAACTCATTTTTTGTATAACATGTAACCTTGTCACATTGATCAATTGTTGCCATATATCCACAATGTGGACAAAAAAATCTATCATGCAAAAATTGTTTTTGCATTAAAAAACTATGCTTTCTTCCACAGATTACATCAAAAAAAACTTTTTTCGCTAAAATAACCGATGCTCTATAATCACAGTTATCAAGTTCACTCCATTCATTGCATGACGGACATTCACACATATGTATCATTTTTTTCTCCTATGTTTTCTTTTTTAAGATTCTTTCTTTTCTTCTTTTATTCAAGCTAATACGCTTGTTTAATGCAACATTCTTTTTGTTATCAGGCATTGGTTGTCTTGTCATTTTCTTGGAATGCAAAACAACTTTTAGTTGTCTTTCAGAAATCCAATTTATTGTACGTGTTTTTTCATTTTTGCTTTTTATAATATCCTTAACAACTACTTTTGCATCATCTCTATTTTGCGCATTAAATTCAATTGTATCCTTTAACACTAATTCATTAAATTCTTTTTTATAAATCTTTACTGTAAATATCATAATACCACCTTGTTTTTAACCACACCCAGTGGTTTCACCACATAATGTGCAGCAATAACACGATCCACTTCTTTGGGTAATATTACCACATATAATACAAATACCACCATCATAATTGCTGTCTTTACTATCTTTGCTATCCTTGTTGTCTTTACTGTCTTTGCTATCCTTGTTGTCTTTACTGTCTTTGCTATCCTTGTTGTCTTTACTGTCTTTGCTATCCTTGTTGTCTTTACTGTCTTTGCTATCCTTG